AGAACTCGATTGAAATTTTTAGTATCATCAAAGTCATCATAGTATGGAGATACATTTAAATTCAGTGCCATATTTTATGTCTCTCTTAAAATTTTAGAATTGCTCTAATTTTTTCTACTTGGTCTTGTTGGCGCACAATAAATTCTCTATTGTCCAGATAGATAATTTCACCAGTCGTATTATCTATTTCTGGAACTGCTAGTGCTACAGTTTCACCACTTACATCTGTATTTATTACCAAATTTGGGATCGATTGTGTAGTATTGGTCAATACGCTTGATGATGTAATAATGGGAATTATTGGTAAGAGATAGATGCTATCATCTGTACCATCTCCATCTGCATCAACTTTTTGTATTACAATAAACTTACCACCACTATCAGTAGTAATAACGTCATCAAGAGCATAGTTCTGTGGATCTAAAACTTGAATAACGTAGCAACAGGTTCCAGTGGTGTCATCAAAATTATTATTACTATCAAAAATTAATGGATTTTTTATTACGCCAATTTGCCTGAAATCGTTATTCAAAAACAAGTCAGCGTTATCATTAGTAAGGTTTACTGAAAATCCGAGATTGGTTGCAAATAATTCTTTCTGTGCATTTGCACCGTGACCTGCTCTCGGCGAGATTACTGCAATAAGTTCTGCGCCTGCACCTTCAGCACCAGTAATGGTAACATCTGCAAAAGTATAACCCGATCCTCGGTTGGTTATTGTAACTGAGAGAATAGATCCATCATCTTGGTCGATATCTAGAATTGCTTCTGCGCCAGACCCATCACCAACAATTGCTACTGCCGCATCCCCATCAACATAATCGATACCACCAGAAATAATTTCTAGTCTATCAATTGTTCCTGGAATTGCTGCGTTTTCTACATCTTCTTGGACAGTTCCAGATTCCGTGGCACCCAAAGAAACAGATGCTGCAGCACCAGATCCACCGCCACCAGAGAATGTAATATACGCAAAACTATATCCCTCTCCAGGAGCAGTTAGGGAAATAGAAGTAACTTCCCCCCCAGAAACAGATGCAGTTGCAACTGCACCAGTTCCATCACCATTTATGATAACAGTTGGTGCAGTTTCGTATGAAGATCCAGTGTCAGTAATAGTAATAGTATCGATTCTACCATTGACATCAAACTCAGGATCACCAGATCCTGCAATTTTTCTTACTGGAATATATTCAGGTGTCAAGAATTTAATTTTATCTGACGCCTCGACCTTAAACATGAATTTCCAGATATAACCATCCGCAGTTTCAATGGCAGAGGTAGAAGTTCCTGTTGGTTTTACGGTGCTATCGGCGTTATTATTATTGAAGATACATTTATAAACATGATCATCGTCAGTCAACACATAAAATAATGAATCCTTTAAAGATGCCGCACCACTGTTTGCAGTAATTACAGTATCAGTTGAATCCAGTTCGCCATATTTGTCGTCATACTGATCATATACTGTTCCTGATACCCAATTAATTCTTGAGATCATAAGAACTGCATCACTTGACTGAATGCGTTTTACGAACAGCATGTTTCTGCTTGACGTGTTTGCATAACGTGTAGAATCAACTGGTACTTCAGGTGATTCTTCGTCATCCCACTCAGTTGTTCTGCCTACAAAGAAATAGAAGAAGTCGTTCTCGTTGTAAATGTCACGATAAAGACTTCTTGCTATTTCTGTGCGACCTGCTGATCGTAGAAGAAGTGCCATTTTATATTACGAGATCGTTACCGTCCAAGTGATAGTCATGCTATCCGCCGAACCCTTGTTGATTACAGCAAATTCAGTGCGGCAAAGCATTGTGCCTGAAGTAGAAGCATTGAAAATGCCTGCTTCAGTAACAGCACCAGTTCCTACACCAGCACCAAAGGTTGCAACATATTCAATTGCGTTTGCAGTAACAGTTGTTGATGTGAGACCAACTCGCGAACCAAGTTGTGTCTCAAGAGCAGTATCACCTGCTGCTGGGTTAGTTGTGCCCGAACCAACTGCCATGTGAGTCATCGCGGCAAGAGTAGTATCCTTCATGCGCGAAGCAATATAAGCAAGACCAGTGTTTACAACGAGGTTAGGAACAGTTACGTTTTGCGTAACATTACCTGCTTCATCACGAAGAACGATGTTTAGTTCGCCCTTAGTACCTTTTACGTTTTCGATTAGTTTCATTTGATTTACCTTCTTCTTAGTTAAAGTATGTTACTTGACCAACATAGTCCGAACCGAAGTCACCATCGACGTAGTCTTGTGTGTTTACAATACCATCTTCGGTGACTGTTACTGTTTCGAATAGTCCTTTAAGTGTATTTATAAGCGATTGTTCAGCAGCAGCAATAGAATCTATCGTTGCAGAGTCATTCGCAACAATTAATAATTCAGTTGTACCCGCATCATCAGTTTTAACCAGATATGGAATTATACCAACTGTATCAGTTGACGTAACGGATTCAGTCAAATATTTATATAGATGATTGACCGAATTCTCAGATGCATTCGCTTCATCAACATCGAATTCTTCGCTATTGCCAAGTGGACGTTCTATACCAGCAGCGGCATATTCATGTGTGATCACAGATTCTGTGAACGTTCTATAATACTCTACCGTTCTGGCAAATGTATCTGGTGCAGTTGCTGTATCCGTTAGAGGTTTGCTCATCACAAACGCTTGTGATTCTGTGGTTGTTGCTGCTTCAGCAACAACCTTCGCAAAATCAAACTCAGTACTATCTGCTGCTACATAATTTTCATCAAAGAATCCACCCTCAGCATATGGATCTTGAAGGAAAATTGATTCTTGTAGAACCTTATCAAAATCAGTAATTGCATTTTCAGCAGTAATTGTTGTTTCGTTTACTTCTCTGACATATTGAACCACACGATCAAAAACATCTGTTGTTTCAGTAGTATCGCCTTCGTCCTCATAAATACCAACTGTAAAATCAAGAGATGTTATATCTGCTGTTGTAGCAGCATCAGACAATACCTTGAAAACATGACTGCTGTTCACATCTGCTACAGTTGCAGAATCAGTAAGAACCTTTATAAACTCAACTTCGAAATAGAATTCGTTATTGCGATTGATGCCACCCGACGCAGACAATTCTTCAAGCACAAACTCATAGATATGCAGAGGTTGTATTGGTGTTGTAATGAATTGATTGAAGTCAACTGTTTGCTCAATGGTAAGTTCACCAAAAATAGCAGTACCTGCAGGGTGCGTGGTGTTCTTGACAATGTCCAACCATTTATTGGACGGAACATTCGAGCGAATTACATATGAGTAGTTCTGATAGTAGAAGTTATCTTGTAATCTGTTGACATTCGACAACATACCACGCGAGTCTTTAAATCTGCCCGTCTTAGCGTTCACCGCACCTGTAGTAAATGACAGAGTAGCAGTACACCCTAATGGTGATTCTATTATCGCAGTAAATGATTCACGTTCGAAGTCAAAACCTGTATCGAAAATACTAACTGCAGTCGGGCAACCATCTTCATCGACTGCATCTATTCTGATAGATGCCTTGTTGTCTCTACCAACAAGGGTATATGGATTCAATCCTGCATCGGTTTCATTATACTTGTTAAGAAAATATTCTAAAGTTTCGTTTTCAAATTCTAGGGTATAAGAACCAACAGAACCTGTTTCATCGATGGAGAAAATATCACCGACAGTAAACCCGCATGGTGGATCTCCACTACAATCAATGACATCAACTGTTGCTAGTTGTCGAACAATATACCCATAGTTCGTAACGGTCGTCCCAGAAACAATCTCAACTTTAGTACGTATTGCTTCTGTGGAAAAAGTAACAGCGGGTGCTGCTGAATATCCAGATCCACCGTTTGTAACTATTACGTGAGATATTTCGCCAGTGTCAGTGAGTATTGGTCTGGCGACTGCAGATGTTCCTGACACCGAAGTAAACTGGACTGTTGGTGTCGCAAAGTATCCATTACCGCCATCAGTAACAGGTTCATATAGTCTATTGTTTCCTGGATCAGCAGGTGAAATATTAATCGCAGTACCCAATGCTGCGTTGTTTGCAGTTAGTGCTAATTTTATTTGGTTGGCATTTACAGCGATTACGTAATATACTGCATACTCAGTCAATCCACCAAGAACATGACCTGTGCCTCTGGTATATATTACAATATCGCCAGTAGAATATCCGTGACTGTTTATCGTAATTATATTTGTGGAATCATTTACGCTTGTTGATGAGTTGAATTGCGTAAACGCCTCACCAACAATTGCCTTTACTTGTCCGCCTGCAACAAGTGCAGAGGCAACTGCACCAGCACCTGGAACTCGAATTGTTGCAGTTTTTGGTAAACTCGTTACCAACTCATAAACAGCAGGAAAAACATAAGCAAATTTAGTTACGTTGCTGATGTTGGTCTGAACAGTTCTTTCATATGTTACTGACGAGACATTCTCATAGTATGTAATTCTAACTGTTTTACTGTTTAGATCAAATGGATTTGCTGTGATTGATGAATCGACTGCAAGTTTTAATGTTACATCTTCAATCCAAATACCGTCAGATGCACGAAGAATCTGTTCGGATGGATAGAAAATTTCTGTGCGTTCGTTATATAAGATTCTAAAGAGAAGTTCAATTGCCTTCTCAGAACCCTTTGCTTCATAGAACTGCTTAATAAATTTGATTAATCGTCTATCATCTATTTGCGCAGTAATCGGAAAGTTCTGTGCATATTGATTCTTAAACTTAGGGATGAATGTATCAAGTGTTCTGTTGATATCAAAATTATTGTCATGGTTAAGAAGAATATTGTTTACTTGATTTTCATCGTCCAAAAACTCATAGTATTTTTGGAGAAAGGATACAAATACTGGATATTCATTCCGAACAAAATCTGGCAATTGATTTGAAATTAGGTGACTTAATGATTCTTTAAATCCATTATATTCATTGTCAATGTATACCATGTTTGCAACCGCAATTGCACCAGAACCACCACCCCCATTAAATACTATAGATGGAGGAATGGTATAATCATAACCTGAATTAGTTACAGTTACAGAAGTAACTTTACCATTAGAAATAGTCGCTGTCGCGGTAGCATTACCGCCAATATCTACTGTAGGCGCAGATGTATATCCTGAACCACCCTCAGTTACCGATATACTCGCGACTTTCTTATAGTATGAAGGTATTGTCATCTATCAGTCTTGCACATTAGCAATTGCAGTTATTGTTAATCCTTGAGGAATATTAGCAGCTGCATTGGCGGCGCTTGTGTCATCCAACGCCAACACAGTATTTCTTGCAGCAAATGGAAAGACTGGACCTGTCGAAAGTGCAGTTGTAGAGATAAATCCTGAAGTCAAAATATCGGGAGAGTATCCGTACGGTTCAACATAAAACCTTAATTCGTTTTCAGTGCCGCTTAATGTATCAATTACCAACTGTGGAATTGATACCACGCCGTTGATATAGTCAATAGATCCAACATCTGACAGTATTGTGGCATCATCAGAAACCCGTTTCATTACTAGTGAACCAAGTTCTTCTCTCGTATCTACATGCCCATCAGTTATATAAACTTCGTACTGTTCTCCAGTAAGTGTTGTTGTAAAGTTTGTGGTTCTGAACGCTTCATTTTCAAGTTCGAAATTGAAATACACTTCATATTGCTCGGCAACACCAATGATCACGGGAAGTCTTCTATGTGCGCGAAGTTGTATATTATTGGAATAAATCGACTTCGTTGTGCTCGTCACCGCAGAACTCAACTTAGAATAATAAAAATTCTTTTGCAGTTTATTCAAGTTACTAGAAAAGAAATTATTCACGACCGTTCTAATTTCTGATTCGATTCTCGATGAAGTCAAAGTAGTTATGTTCTTATCGTAATTTGCAGTAATGTTTAATCCAATATACGTTGTTATTGGATCAACATATTCTGGTTGGATTGAAACCACACTTCTCGGACGAATAATATCTCTGCTAATAATATCTTTATCTGCTTGTGATACAATAGATCCTGGTTGAGGTTGAATTGAAATAAAAACTTTACCATAAATTGGCGGAACATTTTCCTCGCCACCCCAAACTGTTAGTGAATTAATATTACTAAATCTGGATTTAATAAGTGCTTCGTAGTCATTAGAGGTGACGGCACGATTTTTAGTTGCATTAAACTTTGGCGCATTATAACGAACGCTGTCAATTGATTGCTTTTCCTGTCCACCAGTTGATGAATTAATAGGATAGATGTTCTTTATTTCTCCGGATCCAGTAAAATTACCAGATGCGGTGAATGAAGAAATATTGTTTGCCGATAAACCATTAGTTACGATATAGTCAATGCTAACAATATTACCAACAGCAAGTGATGCGCCAATAATATCGTCTCCGAATCTTACTTCATATAGACCAGATGGACCTTCTTCAACAAAGAACCCTCTAGTTGTTGAAGTAACATCAAGAATCTCATCATAAAAATTCCAAGAACTTGTAGTGATATTAGTTGAAGATTCTTGCACTCTGACACGAATAGTTGTAGTGTCAATATTCTGATTAGGAAGAACGAATGGACCAGATTTATTAGAAAGATCAACTACGAATCTATTGGAAACTCTCTTTCCTTCAATCAGATCCATAGTATAACTAAAACCTGTTTGTCCCGTTTCCAGAGTTACTAACCCTGAATAATAATCTTCTCTTGGATAAAACGTATATGTTTTATTTCCAATTTTTGCGGTAAATGGTGCGTCCCTTGAAATAGTCAACCCTGTATTGGTATAAGAATCTGGTGGATCTATTTCAAATGTTACGTTTGCAACTGCTGCTCTTCTAGAGGTTGGAGTATAACCAAGTGTCTTTGCAATAGATACAACTGAATTTCTTTTGACTGCGCTATCAAGAAACATTTCGTTTGCAAGAAAGTGTGCAAGAGTTCCGTTATAGTGAGTGTTATATGCGAGAATGTCTACAAGAACAGAAAGACCTGATGCCTCGAAGTTGTAGTCTGCAAATTCTTCTTGCGAAGAAAGAAAGGTTTTTAGATTTTGTTTAATAGTTTCAAAATCTAATTCTGTTACTTCTAATTGCGCCATTATCGAGTTCTCTTTAATATTGTTGAAAATGTCACTGGGTCTCTAACACCCACCACATAGAAATATATTGATACTCTGAATGAGTTTTCATCATATAAAGGAACCACAGTAACTTCTTGTGCTCTCACTCGAGGTTCATACTGACTTATCAGTAATTCCAATCTGAGTTTCAAAGAATTGGCAGATGGTATATCTATATTTTCAAACAACATACCATAAACAGGAGAACCCAATTTTGGTTGAAATGGTCGTTCATAAAAATTTGTTAGTATCAAAGTTTTTAATGCCTGTTTGACAGCATCAACGTCATACTTCTTGGAAACGTCACCCGTATTTGGATGCGCCAAAAAGTTTAGGTCAATATCCGAATAGATTCTGTTTACTGCTTTCGTAGTCATAAATCTATTTATAATGCCTTTTCGATCATGTCATAACAAACCCTGTCATAGAGGCACTTAATCCTTTATTCACTTTTTTTGGTTTACTACTGTTACTTCCCACCATGCTAAACTTTTGACCTCTTACTGCGCCTTGTTGATTGACAACTCCGACGTGAACCCAATAATTTGGACCACCGCCGTTTTCGAATATGATTTGATCCATTCCAGGACAATTTCTGGCAATCCATTCTGCTAACTGTAAGTGTGCTCGACCATCGCCTCTTTTGCCTGGAAGTCTAAGATCTACTGCTGCCCCAATAGGGTGCGCAGAAGTATTGCCGCTGTATTGCCTATATCCCGAATTTATGATGAGACCAGGAAATTGTTTTCTAGCAGGTTCAACAACGTTGACCAAAATACATCTCATATTTGCCAGAATGTCAACAGTTCCCCATCTACCAAACGGAACAATGGTACTGGATTTAGATTCTACTGTTTGCATAAATTCTTTTAATGTGTAGTTTGGTGACAACTTAAACGACATGTCTGGTCGTTTAGGATTCATTGAAGGAATTTGAGGTAGTCCGCTATTTGCGCCACCACAAGCAGCAGGAGGTTTGGATTGGAATGGACCTGCAGCCTCAGACCCCCCAGATGAATTTGCTGGATCTACACCATTTTCGGTCGATCCATCAGTTGATTGGTTTCCTTCTCCTTGAGCACAATCAGCAGAACTGAAGTCACTATTTGTACCTTCTGAATCAAGTTCTCCACCGTCTGTTGCGACGTTCGGATCACCCCCTGTGCCGCCACTGCGCTTGCTTGTATTACTAGCACCTACTCCTGCAGAACTTGCTGGGGCAGATCCCTTTGATATTGAAACTGGAAGTTCGAGAGGAACTGGTTTCGAGAGTGGAGCAACCGATGCACAATCTGCCTCAACAGCAGCAACTGCAGCAACAGGTGCAGTTACAGTCGCGGAAGTTGGTCCAGATATCGGAAGATCGTGAGTGCTTCCGCCGTTAGTTCCAGTATCAGTTCCCGTCGCACGCAGATTAGTACTTCCTGCATTCAATGTCGAGACATTGGCAGTTGTTACGTCTAGGGTTGCAGTATCGATTGGCGAAGAAGTAACAAGAGGTGCCTTCAGACTGATATTTCCAGCACTTTCCTCGTTCAATGCACCACCAGATTTGAGATTAAAATCTCCTGCAGATTCTTGCTTCATTACTGCAGCAGTAAGAAGGTTCAGATCTCCAGCAGATTTTGCCTTTAATATCCCATCGGTACAGAAATTCATATCGCCAGTCGAGGTTGTATAACTTACTCCCGAAATCTTGACGTTTGAATTTGCTTTAGATGTCATGTTATATCCGCCTGTTGTCGTCACATTATATGTTCCAACAACTTCTTGGGTCATTTTACCCTTGGATCTAAGTTCCACGTCACCGTTATTATCTAGTGAGAATATACCTTGGTTGCGAACAAATATACCTTTACCCGCTGAAACAGCGATATGTCCACCAACGTTCAAATCTAAATCGTTGTGAACATCAATTGATGCTTTACCATGCATGGTAAGATTTGTGTCGCCTGCAATATAGACATTACACGCCCCAGCAAGATGCACATTCGCAGAACCTTCGATGAGAATATAACCATCATTGTCGTAGATAGTATAACCATCTCCTACAATTTTAGTAACTTTCGTCCCGTCTGGTCCAATCTCATCGAATGTTCCTGATCTATGCGCAAAGTTTAAACGCTCAGCACCAGGAGTATCGTCGATTTCTAATGCGTGCCCAGATTCTCCACCAAACACTTTATTATATGGGTATTGCGCTGCGTATGGTGATTCAGGTTGCGACCAAGTTGTTCCGTTTCTTCCCGCAGTTTTTACTTCGCGTTTTCTAGATGCATTTCTTGCAGCAGGAGAAGCACCTGGAGAGGTTGATTTTCTATCACCTGCGGGAGATCTTGGATCAGCATTTATACTCGGAGAGTTAATCCCGACTGCTAATGTATTTGTGTCAGGTTTATTAATGCTTTCTTTTTTCGGATACTGATTATTTGGATCTTGGAATCCTTTAGATGGATCTGAAGGCAACACATCCGAATTAGATGGTTGATTCGTAGCATTAAAAGTCGCTTCACTGTTTCTACCAGCAGCAATTGCAGGAGATCCTTTATCTGGATCGCGCACTTGATCAAGATCTTCACCTGCTTTCGGTGGTGATACATTGGCAGCAGGTGCAACAGGAACAACAGTCTTTTCAGTTATCAGCGTTCCATCTGTTGTTGTGGTTGTTGTAACAACTGTTTTGCTTCCATCTTCATACACTGTGGTAACAGTGGTTGAAGATGTACCATCAGCATTCGACGTTTCTTGTGCTTCTGTTGTTGGTATATTTTTTTGGTTTTCTAGCGGTTCAGTAACTACCAAGAAATTATTATTAATATCATTTTTCAGTGCTTCTAATGCTTCTGCTTCAGTTGCGCCTTGCTGTTGTGTAGAATATGCTTCTTTGACGGATTCAATGTCATTTTTATATCCACTAGCACCAGTAAAGTAATTAATAATTTGAGTATATGTTAATGCAACCTTGGGATCGGTTATATTGACTTTTAATGCTGCAAGTTCATCTACTAAGTTGCTGATTGTTGTGCTCGAAAGATAACCATCTGTGTTTGTAACAGTAATAGACTTTATATTTAATTCATTAATTTTGACTGTAACAGATCCAGTGTTTCCACTCCAATATAAATTAATGGATCCAACTGATTTTATGACTTCTAATGGATTCTCTAATTTAGTTTTAGAAGATGCTTTAGAAAGTTGTCTGTCGAGTTGATCAATCAGAGAAGTTTTTAAAGAATTTCTATCTGATTCTACCCCCGAACAAACAAGTTTGTTGGTCCCAACTAATACACCTCTGGCACTAAAGGATGAACCTTCGAGAAGATAGTCAATTTTATATCCAGTACCGCTCGAGGAAGCAGAAGATGCTTTGGGTTTTTCTGGTGGTGTAGCAGTTGCCACTTGCTCGGCCGACGCAGCAGGTGGTGGTGTGTCGCTCTTCTGTGGAACTGCGTTTGGAGTTCCGTTATCTGTTGTTGTGCTCGCAGGAGCAGAGGCAGTTTCTGGAGTTGGAGTTTCTGATGTTGCTTCGCTTGAAACGTTTGTTACTGCTGTAACATCTGGACTTTTTACTGGTTCAGGTTCTGGGAACGGTTTCTTCTCGTTTGCCGTTGCAGCAATCGCATTATACCCGATAGAATACCAATACTTTGATGAAATTCCATCAGTATTAACCTTTTCTCTGCCTGCTGCTAGACTGGTCGCAGCATCATAACTTTCACACAATGCAACTGTCAAGAGACCTGCTAATGACCGAACGGATTCTCTTCTCTTTTCTTCATCTTCCTCAAAGATCAAATCGTCTTCATCAAGAATTCTTGCTGTGAGGAAAAGTTTGTATGCAAATTCCAGATAATTATATGCCCAAGTATTCTGATCAACAATTGAATTTCGCACGAAATTGCTAATCGGATTACTGACGTTATAATGTCTAATATAACTCGGAGGTTCATTGTTCAGAAGATAATACTGAACATTATTTCTTTCCTCGGTTCTTGGGGCAGCAAAATCTAATTCTGTATCATTTTTCTTTATCGATTCGTCTGCATACGAAGATCTTCTCTCGGATTCATACGGACCATCGCCATGGAGGTTGAGTCCGCCCTGCGCCCAAGAAATGACTTCCTTGTCAATATATGCAGAATCTACAAGTTGCTGAATTGTTAATCGATACGCACCGTATCTACCACGAGAATCCACTTTATTTGGTAGTGGTTTGCTGCCTGGAACTGGATAGATTTTATCTAGCGCGATCGCAGATTCTGTCAGAATTTGGGCGATCTCTTTCCTAGAAAGTGGACCGATTTGTTTTCTTACGATAAGATAATTATACTCGGACTTCGGATTAGTCTCGCTGGCAAGTTCTTTACCGATTTTGGTAATTGCTTGTTCAATATCTTGTTCAGTAACTAGATATGCCATTTTTATGCCCCGTATTTCTTTTTATATTTTTCAAATGCTTCTTTTCGCTTGGACAGTCCATTATCTCCGCCGTTAACAGACAATGTAACTTTGGCACAATCATGCCATTTGTTGCCCTTGTCAATTCTATGCGCGATCCCGCCAGCATATGCACCTTTTGGTAATTTTCCATACGCAGTAAACCAATAGAGAACGACCTTTCCTCCCAATTCCTTTGACGTAACTTTATCTGGGTTATTCACATACTCATTACCTACGCCCATGAATGCACCAAATCCAGCATAGTTAAATCTTCCAGTCAACTGTAGATAACCCCTGCCCTTAAACTTTTGACCATCTCCAGGTTGCGTGTTACCAAGATCCTTACGACCCTCGTATTGCTGTCCTGCATTTTTTCCAATTTCGGTAAACCATTTAAACCCACCAGTCTCGACATAACATTGTGCCATGATTGCTGCCTTTGCAGTCATGCTCCAATTTTTGAAGTTACCTTTATTCGCTTCCAGTAAGTTCTCCAGATATTCTTCAGCGTCTTTGGCATTACCAGCAGGTTCTTTAATATCTCCTGGACTCGATGTTGCACTATCACCAGATTGTCCAGATCCATCACCTGTTCCGCCATCATCGCATCCAGTCCCACGAAGACCTCCAGGAATTGCACCTACGGTTCCAAAGAACATGGGATGCTGCCCATCTTCACCATCAGCGAAGAAACCTACGCACCAAGATCCTTCAACTGCACCCGTCGGAGACCAACCAACACCAGATGTTCCCGCCGAATTGGCAGGCATAACTGGAATAGCCCAAGGTAAATCCTCGGAAGGTAGTTCTTCTTTATCATCTGTATGATATCCAAGAATTCTTATTTTACAACGACCGAGTCGAAGCGGATCATCACGATCTTCGACTACGCCGAACCACCAATAAAAATTTGCATTGTTGTTAGAAGTAAAATTGTCCATAATTAACTCGCCACTATTTGATTAACACGTTTCAAGACTGCAGGATAACTCTTAGGATGAAGTCCATCGCCGCTCGGGAATTCTTTTAAATCGACTGTCTTATCACCATATTTAGATGCAACACTTTGAATCTTTTGTGCCAAGGTTCTATCATAAGGAAGAATCCAAACAACTTTCTTAGATTGTGCCTTGATTGACTCTCTTACCGCTGTTGCATTATCAGTGGTTTTAGCATTCGGGTAACCCTTATCATTTGATCCCATTGAGATAACAGTATAATCAGAACCACCCTTCGAAGAATAGTTCTGTTTAATCTTATCCGTATTCCACCCAACAGTTGCGTTTGTTGTTGCATCTTTTGCAGATCCACCAAGTCCAACTGCAATACTGTCACCAATAAACGATCCCTTACCAACTGGTTTGTTGGTAGGAGGTGTAGCATTGGGATCTTGGGTGTTTGTTGGGGATGAAGTTTGTGGTTTCGATCCTGCGTCTTCTCCTGTTGTTTCCGTTTCGGTAATATCGAGAAGCGCATTCGCATAAGAATCTTTTGAAAGTTCCAAAATCATATTATGGTGGAAAGGAGTAATATGATGGTGAATTGCTGTTATCATAAAGAATCCGCTGACAAGAGGATCCCACAATACTCTGGATGTTTCTGCCGTGTCTTCAGACTTAGGAGTTACGGATGGATAAAAGAATCTCACAATTTTTCCTGCCTCACAATCTGTTCTACCAGGAACGTCAATTGAAATTTTCATAGTTGACATGTCCATTAACGCACTATTTCTCTGCCCAATAAAATCTTCAGGAGCAAGATCGACTGAAGTTTGAGTGCTATCCAACACTCCAGGATTAACAGTTGCTAGAAAATTCTTGGTGTTATATGACCGCATCACATTGATCGGGAACAGCGAATGATACTTCTTAGTCTCGTCTTCAATATATTTATTTTCTTTACCTGGAGCATATTTGTATGTTTCTAAGTGCTTATACTCATCGAATTGAAACCCATGATCATAAACCCAATGTTTGTGTTCTTTTTTGATTAAATCAAAAGTATATACGCTGTTCACAAAATGTCCCAAATCTTGGGATTTAAGAACATCTAATTGTGACAAGAATTTCATATCCTTGACTGTAGCGTATCCTTGACTCAGTGAATTTGATTGCCTTGTATCATTCAATTGTGTGTTATAGATAAAATCGGAATAAATCAAATTATTTGTCATTTGCACGTCAATCAATGCTTCGATCGATGCGAAATAAAATGCCTTAGTTGTTTCGTAGAACAAGAAAGTCGGCGAGTCGTGCTTCGAACCAAGCGATCGTTTAGCCAACCAATTTAGAATTTTCATTGGACTCCACATTGGCGAAACAAATGCAATGCGAGAAGTGTGGGGAGTGTCTGAAATAAATAGTGGGGTATACTTTTTATTTGTATCTTCGCTAGTTGTATTGGGGTTTTCAGATTTATCACCTTCTGGTGAATCCATAGAGGTCTTCGAACTAAAAATTCTGGGAATCTGAAAAAATTCTTCATAAACTTGCAGGGCGATTTCATCTGTCGACCCTTCGAATTTTCTAGATACTTTGGCAACATTGTCTAATGATGCTTCCATCGAACAAAAATGTATCGTATAGAATTGTTCTCTGTCTGCATTTAGTTGGCGATTTTTAATCGCGTAAACAGAAAACGATTTTTGAATCTTGTTTATTGCATCTTTAGCATCTGGTTCTGCGAATCCAGGAGTTACGATATCTAGAGTTACGACTTCATCACCGACTAATGGTAATTGCCCAATAAGATTCAAGGAATCTCTTATGACAATATTTCCAGTAAGAGAAGGCGAAAACATATCTTCAAAAACGTTAATCTCCACAACGAACGGTTTTAAGTCAAGTGTTTCGTTCGACAAAGTTGTCATTTCAACTTTGTGTATTAAGACATCTCCTGGACGAACGAGGTCTTTTAGATCTCTTGGTTTATTATCTTTAGGTGTAGTTGTTTCAGTCATTTTTATCTAACAAGATTTGTGTATGATGATATAAATTCTGCCAAAAATTCAGGTCTAAGAATTTTAATTTCTCTCTTTGCATAATTCAGTTCTTCTTCATGTTGGAGATTTGTTATTGCCTCAATGACACCATTTGCCAAATCTGCTGCGTCATAATCTACAATTAATTTATCGCCATCTGTAGTTCTGTAATGGTGTACCTCGTAGATTCCCGTTGGTCCATATTTCTTTTTTGCATATTCAATGAGGTCGGCATCAAACATAGGCCATTCTTTTCTCACATCAACAATCTCATTCATAACTAGAATGATCCAATGATAGTCTGCTCGTCCATAAAATTTATCTGCAACGTGCTCAGGAGTAAACCCATCAGGAATGGTAACTTCCTGCAGAATAGCATAGTTGTTGGAGAACATATCAACAGAAACTCTTCTGAAGATGTCAGTTATTGTTTTCGTTTCGCCATTTGGCAAAGTTACTAGCAACGATGGATATAATGTAAATAACATTAGAATCCTTTCTCAATTCTATCGGCAGTCAGAGTTTCGAGTTCTGTAAACTCTAAACGAATTGTCGCTTCGGTTGGCATACCATCGGAAAATGTAGTATATCCTTCTGCACCATAATCAATTGCCATGTTAGTCAATGCGCAGTTTGATATTTTTCTCACAAATTTGTTTTCTTCACCATTGTGATAGTAAATAATCAAAAATTCTGATGGGTATGATAAAAATAATCCAGATTTACTTTTTGTTGGGTGCATATGTCTAAGAAACGTTGGGATAATGCCTTCTTTTGGTGAATTTGGTTCGCCAAAAATTTGCACTGCCTCGTCTCTATTTCTTGGAGAAAATCTATAATCAAACAGGAATTTTCTGAATCCCATGGAACGGAATAATTGTTCTTTATATGGGTTTTCAACTTTCTTGGAAGTTGCCTCAACCACATTTTGCAACCCCTGGAATCCAGTCAATCCTGCAAGTTTGGATGCCTTTCTCATTGCATAATCTGAGAGTTCGCCTGCAGAGAAATTCATTTGACCTGCTGCTAATGCACCAACTATACCACCGAGATCTCCTTGATCCCAGTTGGCAGTATATGCCGCAGAAACTTTCTCGGATACATGCAGTATAATTTCATTATCACCAAAGACAAGACGCTGTTCACCTGCCAATCCTGCCTGTGCCAATCCAAAAAGTGCACCAGCGCCGCCACCGAGAGCACCACCTTTAAATGCGGAACCCAATTGTGTTGCGACGCTTGTTACTGCAGACATCTGTTCTGCACCGTCTGCGCCAGATGATCCTCTACCACCCGCATTACTTAATGCTTTACCGATACCAATTGCTGCACCAGCCAAGGCACCAGCAGCAGCAGTTGCGGTAAGATTATTTTGAGGATCCGCTCTATTTTGATCAGATTGATCAAAGATAATCCCAGAGGATCCCATTCGTTTTCCATATGGTGAAGATTCTCTGACAAGCGGATAAAACACAACATAGTGCGGAAATTCCGGATTGACACCAACATCGAGAGGATATTTGTATGATCTACTGTTTGGAACCAGACCCTCATCAAGAGGATTTCCAATCTCGTTAAGCAGAGTATCTCTGTTAAATCTGCTTTTTGGTGGTTCAGAACTTGCTGGTGCTTGTGGTTTCACTGCTCCGCTAGTTTGCTGAGTTTGTGTTGCTGGCGATGAAGCAGGAGTGTCAGCCATGTTCGAATAAATATCCTATTAAGTATAGAGTTTGGAATATTTATATGAGTTATGGCAAGGAAACTTTGAAAGGTCTGTATAAAATACAGAATCCAAAGAAATATATTGGCAATCCAAACAACATTGTTTATCGCTCCAGTTGGGAACTAAAGTTCATGAAGTGGTGTGATAACAACGACAACATATTGGAATGGGGATCTGAAGAGTTGCCCATACCATACATCTCTCCTTTAGATAATCGAGTACATAGATATTTCGTGGATTTTTATATCAAGGTTCAAGAA